AGTGTTAATGTTAATTTTAATATTGATGCTATAGATTCAAGTAGCTTTAATAATGTGTTAGTAGAAAATAGAGGTATCATAACTTCAATTATTAATAATGCTTTAAATGAAAAAGGTAGGAGAGAGTTAGTATAATGAGTGGTGCATTTCCTATATCTAATTCCAAATTTGAAACATTAGGTATTCAATCAATTCAAAATACAATTATATCAAAATCAATAAGTGGTAAAAAATTATCAAGAACTATTGATTCTCAAAGATGGGGATTTACAGCTTCAATTATAACTGCAAAGAGATCAGATGTTTATGGAGAATTAATGGCTTTTATTATTAAACAAAGAAGTGGAAAAGAAAATTTTACTATTATCCCACCAGAAATAGAAGATGCAAGAGGAAGTGAAACAGGAAGTGTTTTAATTAATGGAGTTCACGCAGTTGGAGATACAACAATAGCGATGGACGCTTTTGCTGGTGATGGTGCTGGAAGATTTAAAGCTGGAGATTTTTTAAAATTTGCCTCGCATGATAAAGTTTATATGGTCGTTTCTGATGTAACTTCTTCTAGTAATGCGGCAACAGTAACAATAGAACCACCTTTAACAACAGCACTAGCAGATGATTCAGCAGTAACTTATGATAATGTTCCTTTTACAGTTCATTTAGTAAATGATGCTCAGGCTTTTGGAGTAGTAGGTTCTGATAAAGATGGAAATTTATTATATAAATATGAGTTAGATGTTGAAGAAACTTTATAATGACAAAGTACCTAATCAAGCATTGGGTCAATGTTGATGTAATAGCCGAAAAGGTTGTTGATGAATCAGAAATTAATATTATTAATAATGATTTAAAAAAGAATCAAATCCCAGATGGAACTTTTAGTTATGTTATGATAAATAATAGTGAGAAAATAAACAGAACAACATACGAGATTTATGACGAGAAGCTTAAGTACAGCAGTAAAGAATCACCTAGCAACAAATGAGATAAAGCCTGTCCATTTGATTACCATAGGTTTTGCTACACCTCAAAATATTACAGATTGTGTACATGATTTAACTTCAAGTGTTTCAGGTTCAAGTGTTACTTATTCATCAAGTAAATTTTTAGTAAGTTATCCAGAAGTTTCAGAAGAAACAGATATAAGCAAATCAAGTATCGCAATAGCTTTATCAGGTGCAGATCAATCTTATATTTCAATAGTATTAGCAGAAAATATAGTCAATGACGCAGTAACAATTTATAGAGCATTTTTAGATGCTAATAATGCAATTATAGCTGACCCTTTTTTATTATATAAAGGTGCAATAGAAACTTACACTATTAATGAAAATGAAACATCATCAGCATTAACTTTAAATATAGTTTCTCATTGGGCAGATTTTGAAAAGAAATCAGGAAGAAAAACTAATAATACTTCACAACAAAGATTCTTTAGTGCAGATAAAGGTATGGAATTTTCAAGTGAAACTGTTTTAGATATTAAATGGGGTAGAGCATAATGGGATTTTTAAGCTCAGCATGGAAAGCCGTCAAATCAGTTGGTAAAGTTTTTAAAGTAGTAAAAGCATTTAAGTTTTTATCAAACTTAAATCCTTGGGTTGTTTTAGGTGTGTTTGCTATTGGTTGGTTATTTATGTCAAACAGAAGACCTGATCAACCAGATTTTGGAGATAGTGATTTTAATAATTATGAAAAAGGAATTTTATTAAACCACCAATCAAACGATCAATCTATTCCTATTGTTTATGGAGAAAGAAAAGTTGGTGGAACACGAGTATTTGTAGAAACAAGCGGAACTGACAATGAATATCTTTACATAGCATTAGCATTATGTGAGGGAGAAATTGAAAGTGTAGATAAAATATATGTAGATGATAAAGAAGTTACTTGGTCAGGTGCATTAGCAGATGATACTTCAAGAACAGTAGATTCAGGAGATGGAAATTTTTATAAAGATAGTGCAAGTTTAATAGAAGTTAGATGTCATTATGGAACTGATAGTCAGGCACAATGCGATCTATTAGGTACATTATCATCTTGGACTTCTGTTCATAGATTAAGAGGAATCGCATACATAAGTTTAAAAATAAAATGGAATCAAGATGCTTTTTCTGGACTTCCAACAATTCAAGCATTAGTAAAAGGAAAAAAAGTAGTTGCTTATGATGCAAGTTCGGTAGCACAAACTGCGGCACACTCCAATAATCCAGCTTGGTGTTTATTAGATTATTTAAAAAACGAAAGATATGGAAAAGGAATTGCAATAGCAAATATTGATATACCTAGTTTTTATACAGCTTCAGGAGTTTGTGATACTGATGTTACTCCTTATACAAGCGGAAGTGCCATAGACATATTAGATTGTAATGCAGTTTTAGATACTTCAAGAAATGTAATTGATAATGTTAGAGAATTAGTAAAAGGTTGTCGTGCTTATTTACCATATACAGGTGGAAAATATAAATTATTAGTAGAAACAACAGGTTCAGCTTCTATAACTTTAACCGAAGATGATATTATTGGTGGATATAGTTTAGCAAGTGAAAGTAAATCAAATAAATACAACAGGGTTATAGTTTCTTATGTTAATCCTGATAGAAATTGGCAAGTAGATGAAGTTCAATGGCCTGAAATAGATGATAGTGGTTATACATCAGCCGACCAACACGCAACAATGAAAACTGCTGATGGGGATTTTTTATTAGAGGGAAGATTTGATTTTTCCACAATCACAAATCCATATCAGGCTTTAGAAATAGCAGAGGTAATTTGTAGAAGATCAAGAGATTCAAAAGGATTACAATTAACAGTAGGTTTTGATGCTTATGATTTAGCAATAGGAGATATAGTTAATATTACATTATCCTCTTTAGGATATTCTGCAAAACCACATAGAGTTATAGGAATGACTTTCAATGAAGATTTTACTATTGGATTAAATTTAGTTATTCATCAAGACGCACATTACACTTGGGCAACTAAAACACAAGCAACAGCAACACCAAGTACAACACTTCCTAATCCTTATTCTGTTACTGCACCAGCTAGTGTTACTTTAACTGATGAACTTGTAGAATATTCAGATGGAGTTGTTTTAACAAGATTAAATATTGTAGTAGGTGCAAGTACAGATAAATTTGTTCAATACTATCAAGTGGAAGCTAAACAAAGCACAGAATCAGATTATAAAATTGTAGCAAAAGGAACTCAATTATACCATGAAATGTTAAATGTAGTTGATGGAAAAATTTACAATGTAAGAGTAAAAGCAATTAACGCATTGGGAGTTTCTTCAACTTATACTTCTGATACAAGAACTATTATTGGTGCTACCGATACTCCAAGCGATGTTTCAACTTTATCTGTATCAATGGTTGGTTCAAATCAATTACAATTACAATGGACTCCTGTTACTGATTTAGATGTTTCTTACTATGCAATTCGTTATCAAGATGTATCTAGTGGTGCTGGTTGGAACTCATCAACAAATTTAACCCAAGTCGTAAGAAGAAAATCAAATAATGTTACGATCAATGCTCGTACAGGAGCATTTCTTATAAAAGCAGTAGATAAATTGGGTAACGAATCCGATAACGAGGCAATCGTTTATACAAATATTTCAGGATTAGAACATTTTACAGATGTTGCAACCTACAATGAAGAAACTGCTTGGAGTGGAACTTTTGATGGAGATTGTGTTAAAGGCATGGATTCAAATGATAATAAAATTGCCACACTTGATACTGTTACATTATTTGATTCAACTGTTGGAGATTTTGATGATGCAGATGGAGTTTTTGATTTAGGTGGAACTGATGCTACTTCAAATCCAACTTATTATAATTCAAATATAGAATCGTCAGGATTTTATATAGGTGCAAATACAATTTCTCTTGATGCTGTTTATGACGCAACCTTTCAGGCAACAGTAGATATGATTACAAATGATTTATATGATTTATTTGATAGTGGTCGTGGAGCAAGTTTGTTTGATAATGCAGTTGGTCCTTTTGATGGTACAGCGCCCTCAAAATGTAATGCTTTTCTTCAAGCTGGTTCTAGTGAAAGTTCTTTAGGTGCAATTACAAGTTATGCTGATATTTCACAACAAGCTACTTTAAAAGGAAGATATTTTAAATTTAGATTGAAATTGACGAGTGATGACAATAATGCTAGACCTGAAGTTTCTAGTATGCAAATCAAATTAGTATTAGAAAAAAGATTGGAGAGTGAAGAAGATGTTGTAAGTGGTGCTGGAGCAAAAGCAATAACTTATACCAACGCATTCTACGCTTCTCCAGCAGTTGGTATAGCGGCACAAAATATGGCTACAGGAGATTACTATACTATAAGTTCAAAAACAAAAACAGGATTTACAATAACTTTTTATAATAATTCTGCGGCGGCACAAGATAGAACTTTTGACTATGTAGCAAAAGGATATGGGTTGAAATCTTAAAGATAGTAAGATAAAAAGACAAAGGAAATAAAATATGAGTACAGTTTCAGATTACAGTTTAGCGAATCAAGGCTTCTCGGCATTTCGTTCAGAATTGAATGATATTCTTGGAGCAATCAACACACTTAACGCAACCACTTCTGCACCAGCTTCAAAGGTGGCTGGAAGTTTATGGTTGGACACAACTTCGGCAACAACACCAACTTTAAAATTTTATGATGGTTCAGATTGGATTTCACTTTGTACCTTTAATTATTCGGCAAACACAGTTAATTGGTTAGATAATACTGTTACTGCCGATTTATCAGGCGACACTTCTCCTCAATTAGGTGGAGATTTAGATGTCAATGGACAAGATATAGTTTCAACTTCAAATGCTGATATTGATATAATTCCAAATG